ATGTTAAACGTCAGTTGTACAAGAATAATGGTAATACAAAACACGCAAGTCTTTTTCAAACCTGTTTTACTATAAATGCTTTAGATATTCTTGAAACCTGTTTAACTAATGAGTTTATTGATATTGAATTTTTTAAACGTTCTATTAATAAGAATGTTTTTGGTGGACAGCCTTTATCCATAGGAATTAAAGGTTTGTCGGGAAGGGCTGGGATTGGTATGGGTCATCGTATGCGTAGTGGAGCTTACGATCCTAATTATTCTGTATTGAAGGATTTGCTTGGTGATGATTATAAATATTACGTACAATGAAAAACAACCCAATTTTAATAACAGGAGTTGAACGTTCAGGTAGTACGTTGATTGCAAGAATACTTGATCTTTGTGGTGTATGGTCGGGCTATTGCAATAATATGTTTGAAAACCAAACTATCGTAGGGTTTAATAACGAGTTGTTAAATTTAAGCCCTATCGGGCTACCAGACGTTGATACGTTACAAATTCCGGTTAATTGGGGTAAAAGTATTAACAGGGTTTTGGTAGCCCAAAAAGGCTTAGGAAAGCCTTGGATGGTTAAACATAGTGGTTTGACCCGTTTATGGCCCGTTTGGAACTATGCTTATCCTGACGCAAAGTGGTTGATTGTTCGTCGTCGTACCGGAGATGTTATTCAGTCTTGTATTAAAACCGGATATATGCGTATTTTTAAAGACCCCGTTATTCGTAGCGAGTTTCTTTTTGAAACCGAAGCAGAAGCGTGGTTATGGTGGGTACACCAGTATGAAAAACGTTTTGTACAAATGATTGAAGCTGGTTTGAATTGCCGTATTATATGGCCGGAACGAATGGTTACGGGTGATTATCAACAAATATATGAAACAATAGAATGGCTTGGTTTACGGTGGAATAATACAATTCCAAGTATAATTGATCCGTTATTAAATAAAAGTAGGGAGGTAGCCGTATGAGAACAACCGTTGATAATGTAATAAATATCCTGGATGATACAGATTTAGATGAAGATGTTATCGAAGGGTTTATTAATAGTGCAAATGTTTTCGTAACAGCCTTGCTTGGTACGAAAGGATTAAGCACAGAATTATTAACCCAGATAGAGATGTGGATGTCTGCCCATATGATTGTCTCAACACGTGAAAGACAATCCAAAAAGGAACAGGCAGGTACTGCAATGATTGAATGGGCTGGTAAATGGGGAGAAGGTTTGTTAGGAACGACTTATGGACAGATGGCTGTAACATTAGATAGTTCCGGTACGTTAAATGCAATAGCAAAAGGTAAATCTTTTGCTTGGATAAAGGCAATACCTAATTTTGATTAAAAATGGCACTAACGACTCCGTCTGGTAAAGGAATTGAAAAGGTAGCAAAACGGTTCTGTGTCGAAACAGCCGTTTATTGGGGGAATCCACAAAATGATGGGTACGGTGGGTTTACCTTTGACACACCTGTAGAAATTAAATGTCGTTGGGAAGAAAAGAGCGAAGTGGATATAGGTTGGTTTAGTACTGGGTTTCCAGGAAACTTGTTGTTGTCTAAAGCAAGTGTTCTTGTCTTACAGGATTTAGATTTGCAAGGATATTTGTATCGTGGTACTCTTGCAAGTTTAAGTGGGTATGATACAAGTAAACCAAAAGAGATTCCAACCGCATACATCATACATAGGTTTGATAGAATTCCTATGGTACGTAAAACTGATGAATTTGTAAGGACTGCTTGGTTGTATGATCAAGGTAAATAAATCTGTAAAATGGCTGTAAATTATTTTCCTGGAACAAATATAGCACGAATGAATAATGGTGCAGGTGTTTATATGCGTCTTGCTGGGATGCGTCAAGTTCGGGATAATCTTAATCGTGAGATTACCAATATGCGGAAACGCACGGTTGCAGGATTGAAAATGGCTGCCGCTAAACTCCAATATAATATGGAAACTTATGAACCTTTGGTTCCTGTTGATACTGGTGTTTTACGTAATTCTTGGAGAGTGGTGGATCATAATAACAGTCCAGAGAATCCACAGATTAAAATTGGTTATACGGCAAATTATACAGCTTATGTTCATGAAATGACACAACCACCGTATGGAGTTGTAAAATGGACAAGACAAGGTTCTCGTGCTAAATGGTTTGAAATACATTTGAATACAGATAAAAAAGAGATGTTAGATATTATCGCAGATGAAGCAAGTGTAAAATAATAAAATTATGAATGCACCTTCAGTAGATATTAAAGAGATGCTCGAGTATTTTGCTCAAGAGAATTCATCTTGTGTGTTGGAACTGTTTCCTATTCACGTAGGAAAAGAACCTGCGGAACCACAAAATGTTATTTCCATATTTGAGACAGGTATAATGGCTCCTCAATTAACTCTCGATAGAATGGAAGTCTATGAATATCCTACTATTCAAATACGTGTACGTGCTAATGAGTATTTGGAAGGTTGGGATGTAATTACCAATATAAAGAACATTCTTCACGGCCGGGCAAATGAGACGTGGAATGGTGCTCTATATACCTTAATTCGTTGTTCAAGTGGTCCGGCTCTTTTGGACTATGACAAGAATCAAAGGGTGCGATTTATAATTAATTTCTATTTACAACGAAGATGAAATTAAAAATTAATTTTTAAAAGGAGGTAAATAATTATGGGTTGTGTAGCAGGTAGTAGCAATGCTATTTCAGGAGTAGGAACTGTATTTCAACGCTGGTCTGGTTCCATATGGGAAAAGATAGCTGAAATTAACAGTATTTCGGGTCCATCCATGACAAGGGATTTTATTGATGTAACTTCCTTAGATTCGGTTGGTGGATTCCGTGAGTTTATTACAGGTTTTCGAGATGGTGGAAACGTTTCGTTGACTATGAACTTTACCCGCACATCTTACGATAAGATGTTGTCGGATTTTGAGGATGATACCCCTCATTACTATGAAATTGTTCTTCCGGATGATGATAATACATCGTTTGAGTTCTGTGGTTATGTAACCGAATTACCGTTGGAAATTCCTACGGATGATAAAATCACCGCCAATGTAACCATTAAGGTTTCCGGAAAAGTGACCGTCAATTCCGGTAGTGGTTCATCGAAGTAACCTTTATATCACTAATCAAGTGTTATTTTTATCA